TCGCCCGCTGGCGGGGCGTCATCGCTCCTCTCGGCTATCTCCCGGGCCAGCCAGGAGATAGTGTTGTGAACGTCCTTTAAGTTTGCCAGTGCGTGTGCTACGCTGTCCGCCATGTCCTGAAGGTCGCCAAAGAGTTCTACCGCTTCCTTCGGGTCTTCGGCAGGATCGTAGTTCCATAACCGAAGGAACTCTTTCCACTCGGCCATCAAGGTTGCGTGAATCAACCCGAATGCCTTTTCCAATACCGTCGTTTCGCCTTCCATTTTCTTTCCTTTCTGCCAGCTAGTCGCCCGCTGGCGGGGTCTGTCTCTGCTGTTCGTCCGATCTCAGTATTGCGGCGACAATCTTCCCAGGCAAAAGAAAACGCACAAGCCTAGGATGTTTCAGAACCAAGGCTTGTGCCGTCTTCGAGTCCATACCGGGTATGTACCCGCGCAAGATCTGACTCAGGATTGCCGGGCTGAGTCCCTCTTGCTTCGCAAACTCGCGTTGCGTTTGCTCACCTATTATCGCCCGAACTTCCGCCGCCAAAGACCCCTTCACATTGCCTCCTTCTGCGGGGCCGGCTGTTTATCGGGCGAGCGATGACATTAGGTATTTCTCGATAAATCTCATCGCCCGATTATCGGCCCTGCTCTATCGCCTCACCAGTAAATATAGCACACTTCCGATAGTTTGTCAAGGGGCAATTTCATATATACTTAGAGAAATCGCACAATTCGTTTCCCGATAAGGAGGTGCCTCATGGCCGCCACAGGCAGGAGGTTCGTTCGTGGTGATCGCATCCGCACCTTGGGCGAAGGCCGAGGCTGGACACAATGGGATCTGGCTCGCAAGTCAGGCATCAGCCAAAGTCATATCTCCGAGATTGAAGCCGGCAAGCCAACCAGCATCGGCTCAGGCTCGCTCTACGCCCTCTCCCGCGCTCTCCGCACCAACATGCCATATCTCACCGGCACAGGCGGAGACCCCCGACCGCGCGACAAGGCGAAGCTGGGAGACCTGGAGTTTGCCGAGACCGAGTTGCTGAGCAACTACCGGGCACTCAAAACGGGGCACTCTCGGGCCATCGCCCGACAGGTCCTGGAAGGCCTGGTCAAGGCCGAGAGGGAGAGTTCGGCGAAGGCCGAGACCTGAAGATGAGCAGGACCGTCTGAATCCCTTGCCTGAAGAGCATCTTTGCCATGCGCCATAGCTGTCGCCGCGTTGCGTTTCCCATGTATTCCCCTGCTAGAAGCTTTGGCTGGTCCATTCTATCATACTATCAGTTGCATCTACAACAGAGCCTGTCGGGAAAGCCTGACAATGCGTGCAGGGAAAGTTGGATTGGACACCTGGCCCCAGGCGGGGGAGAGTCGCCGAGAGGCCAGGTGCCAGGGAGGCACTGCACCCATAGGTCGTGGCCTATGGGGCAGAGGGTGTTGGCGGTTCCGTAGGCTGCTTCTTCTTGTTTGCGATCTCGCCCAAAGCGTCTCGCAGGAAAGGCGGTACGAGAACATCAACTGCCGCGCAATTCTCCAGGATAGAAAGGGTTTCCGTTGCGCAGTAGAAGGCGCAGGTGGCCTTGCGAAGCAAGTCCGTTCCCGCCATCCGGTCACCCAGGGCTGCTACGGCCACAATCATCAAAACCAAGACCTTTTTGGCCATGCCACGAAAGCTCTCGTTGCTGGATAGCTTCTTCTGGATGTAGGCGCGCATCCACCCTGAGAGAATGTCCAGTAGGATGAACACCAATAGGATTTTCATGGCCTCGTCCCAGCCCCCGATCAGTGTGTTGAGAGCAGCAAAGATGGCCGCCAGGGTTACTGTTGCGATCCTTCTGAGATTCTGTCCGCTCATATTGCCTCCTACCACTTGATGTGAGTCGTCTTAGACCAATCGGTATCCTCTGGGTTGGGCGCGAGCACGCACGTTACGACGCCACCCATGAAAGCCTGTATCCTCAGCCCCCGGCGGTCAAAGGTGCTGCCGAGGGGGGCTCCCAAACCATGCGCGCGCGCGTAGGAAGGGAAGGCGTGGCCTGGGGTGTAGGGGATCCCAAGAGAGTTAGATGCCAAGTTCCGTATCTCGTCGTCGCTTGGCGGCCCTGGGGCATATGGCGGCGGCTCCGGTGGGAGGGTCAAGGCATCAACCCGGGTGTAGTCTGCCAAGACGTTGCCCACATAGTGGCCCACGATGTCGAATCCCCTCTCTCGCCAGTCGGCCTTTGCCCCCGTCTGGAATATCGAGGCGTAGAGTACATCGGCATCGGACGTTATGCGGGAATCGAACCCCGTCAGCCAAGCGAAGTAGGCATTCGGGTCGGGGGATCTCTTGAAGCCTACATCCCCCAGGTCTCCATTCCACACGCCGCGGGCCCATCCCACCTCGGTTAGCAGAATGGGCGGCAAACGCATGTTGTTCTCCAGTATCGTCTGCCGAACCTTCTGGTAGCGGAAAACCCGCCAGGGATGCCAGAGGAATGGCACGCCATCCTCTGCGACGCCCTCTGGCCAACCGTACATATGGAGGCCCAGGAAGTCCATCCGCCCAAGCGCGTCTCGGTACTCTGGCCACAATGCGAGATCAGGGTGGCCTACAGACCAGTTACCGCCGATGTACTGCCTTCCATGCGCCTGCCAGATCATCGCGGCCTCGGCGTCGAACTCGTTGAGCCATCGCATGTCCTCAACACTCCAGGCGACAAACTCATTGATGCCCTCTACCACAAGCGTCAAGTCGGCCCAGGCATCATATGCTGAGGCCGCATGGTCGAAGAACGCCCGTGCACCCATCTTGCCCGCTCTCACCCACTCATCGCGCTTGTCGTCAGTCCACTGGCGTCTCCAGATGAACGGTCTCGGCACGCCGCATCGATCGTACTCCGGCAGCACCTTCTCTCTCAGCCAGGCGGGGGTCGTGTTGCCCATACACTTGATGGCCGGATAGAGTGCCCTACGCAGGTGCTCCGCCGCTGTGTCGCTAGTCTCCTGTACGTGGGCCGCTAACTTGGTCATTGTTCCTCCTCCAATCAGGCGTTCCGTGCGGCACAGCCTCCTCCTACGTTTCCAGGGTCATCTTGTAGCCGAACGCACCCAAGTGGGTGTCATCATTCAACACGACACCAGAGAAATCAGCTGCGAGCCGATCCCCAGTCTTCATCGAGGCGAAGCAAGGTCCGCCACAGACCTGCGCTGCGGCTGGGTTTGGAAGCCAGTCGATAAAATACCGGGTTCCTCCGATGTCGACGCCTAGGCGAATGTATGCGCAGGCCGAAGTAACATCAAAAGCAATGAAGTTCTGTACGATCCAGACCTCGCCAGCCGGCACCACGGCCCCGCTGAGCGTACTGCCACCGGCAGGGGTGTTGAGGTCCATCTGTCTCTCCTGATAGACGCCCTTGAACGAGAACAGCTGATCCTCGCCCCGCACGATGAGCCGGTCAGTGGCCACGGACTGAAGGGCGGTCACCAGGTTGTCGATGAGCTGTAGGGCTGTGTTCTGTGTCACTTGGTGCGCGGCGGTCGCTGCGCCAGCGGGCAGTGCGCTTGAGATCACGTCGGTGCGCAGTTGATCTCCTGCAACCGTGGCCAGTGCTGCACGCAGGTCGTCGATCAATTGCAAGGCCGTAATCATCGTCACTTGGTGTGCGGCTGTGGAGGCACCGGCGGGTAGCACGCTCGACGTAACGGCTGCGGCGAGTTTGATGCGTCCCTCGTTGTCCATAACTTGGGGCTTGCCCCTGCCAAAGATGCTCATTCAGTGACTCCTTCGCGCTTCCTGCGCCAATATGCCTTTTGAGCTACGCTTAGCTTGCGCCGGTGTTCCTCGCTGAGATGCTTGCCATAGTGGGTGCTCCGCTCGCCTCTCTGGGCCTCACTGATCTTTCTGCGATGCTCTGGGCTGAAGTGTTTGCCGTAATTGTGATTCCGGTCGCCGCTGATTTTCGCGCGGTGTTCAGGGCTAAGCGGCTTGCCCTTATGCGCCTCACTCATCTTCCGCTTAGTCTCCTCGCTAAGACGCTTTCCATACCAGAAGCCCCGCTCACCACGCAATGCCTCGCTCTTTTCCTACGGCTCTCTGCACTCTGGCGCTTGCCTTGCGCGGCTAGGCTGAGCTTCCTGCGCGTCTCTGCTGAGCATGGACGCCCGAGACAATTTCCAGCCGTCGGGCAGATGTTATATTCAGGCTTCAGCCTATCCAGATAACTTTGTTCCCGCTTGGCGAGCTGGGAAGAGTCGTGAACACCCTCTAGGATGCAGAAGTCAAATGCGCCCTCACCATACTTATCAAAGGCATATTGCAGATGTTGGTTCTCGTGCTGACCGCGCCGTAGGAGGCGTAGGTGGTCTGCCCATCGCCTTTCGATATTCACGGTGCTGCCGATGTAGCACTTGCCGTTGATGCGATTGTCAATCTGGTAGATGCCGCCTGCCATGCTAAATGACACTCTCCTCTATCCCAGACAGCGTAAACGTCACCTCGTCCACGTTCGTAGCCTCGCCACGCAAGGACCCCCCCCCGTCCAGTTTCAGCATCTCTTCACTCAGGCTATCCCCTGGGTCCAGCGCCACCTCGCGGAACAACCTCGACGCTCCCCCGCTTGGCTGCGTGTAGAGCTTGACCGTGTTCACGTTGGCGGCATGGGTGTTCTCGAACACCAGCGTCTCGATGGTTGCCTTGCACATCACCGGGCAGGCGTAGATTTCGGCCTCCGCCCCGGCCAATAGCCCATTGACCACGATGTTCTCAACTAATGCCGTGCCCTCGCGTATCTTCATGTCTAGGAGTCCGCCGTGTATGAAAGTCGCCAACCACAAAAGTGGCAAACACCCGCAAAATCGTCGTCTGCATGATCGCCCTGGCGTTCGATAAGCAGTCTGATGAAATTGCCGGCAGCGACATGCCCGCCAGAAATCCCCAGATTGCTCGCACATTTGATTTGATTGACCACGAGTGCTTGCGTGGCGGGACCCAGAAAGTTCACTGTAAAGTTGTTGTCGCAGTCATTAGCCCCAAACGTCCCGTGGATTCTAATATCGCCGCTTGCTCCCCGCGGGAAGAAGATCGGGCGCATATCGAGGGTTCCCCCCGGGACAAAATCATTCGGGATGATTCCATATCCGTCAACCTGATGAGTTCCCATGTTAGGTAGGATGATCCCATACTCATCGCAAGCTAGTTGATCACCACCACCGTCGGGACATGAGCCACTTGCTTGGATGAAGAACACTCGGGTTCTGTTCGCGTGAGCAGCACCCGCCGTCAGTGCTGCGTGCGTATTGAGGTTGGTCTGCACCGCGTCAACGGTATCCTTGCGTGCTATGTCGTCGGCAGCAGCAGGGGCTGCCACCGCCGCGCGACCAACCCCATCACGGACGATCAACCTGCTGGCCGTTGGATTGGCCGTCGCGCTGTGGGGTGAAGTAAGTGCGGCGTGCGTCGC